TCGTAGTTCTATCTCTTAGATATAAAAAAAAATTAATAACAAATGCTGAGGACAATAGTCTGTCAGTACAACGATAAAAATGTGTGGGAATGGGGGGAAACGGGGGTTCATGCACGGGTTCGTATCTATGGGGGAAACCATAGGGGATAGTATGGGGGATTCTATGGGTTGCAACCGTAACTCGCCCCACGTGCTAACAGAAAAGGGGACGTCCATACCGGCCCGTCCCCAGTTCTGTTAGATCGCGTCGATTTCGGCCGCCAGTTCCACATCCAATTTCGGGGCTGCGCCTGCCGCCTTGACACATTCGAGCGAGTATTGGAGCCTAAATTCGTCGCTCATCGCCAGGGCGAACCGTACATTCTCTGGTTTGCTCCCCACAAATGCTAGGGCCGCCGCTGCTGGCCGATTACGGATTGCAACAATCGCTGCCACCAATGCCTCAACGTTGATTGGCGCAACCTTTTGTTTCCGTTCTCCGCTGCGCTCCGCATTCCACAATTCATCAATCAGAATGCGGTCGCAAATCGTTTGCATTGCCGCCCTCTTCTCGCTGTCGGTTGCCGATTTGCCTGTCGTTGTGTCCCGAACGATTGCGCCCGCGTCAGCAATTTTCTGTTTGTAGCCATGTCGGGCCGCTGATTCAAATGTCGGATGGTCCGATTCTGGTATCGCGAACACAACATCCTTCAATCCATGCCCGAACGTCCAGCGATGCGTCCTAGTCCCCACGTCGAAAACGTGTTTCATTTTCATCTCCGGGTTGTGAATGAACGTCTACCGGGAAAAACTCCGGTAGTAATAGGGGGCGTGGCCCACCTAATGGTACATGATGCAAAAAGCGTACCCGAATGGCGCTAGGCCATTCGCCTACGCTATTCGACGATAACGACTTGCGCGTCATACCCACCCAACAACGATTTGTCCCGCGCCATTGCCGCAACACATGCATCCAACGATGAAAACCCTTCGTCGCCGTACCGCATGCATAGACCTAGAATCGGCAATGCATCAAATGGGCAATAATTCCATGTACCGTGCGTTGATTCTACGATGGCCATTCGCATGTCATCCCCTATTGGTGTAGGTGCCACGTCGGCACACCCTAACACTAGCAAGTTTTGTGCCATTGCCGCCACGGGCTACATTGCAGGCACGATTCATGCTACCATACCCATTCACGGCACTATATGCCGCCGCGTATGGTCACATGGTTGGCACACTTCGTGCCGTGTAGTATATGACAACGGCATGGTGACTAACAACGCGTGCGCCCACCCGCGCGTAGCAATAACTATGCCGACATGTACCATACCTATAATTGGATGACTTTTTGCTAATAGCAATCCCCATGCCACCGTGCCGACCGTTCGTCGGCTGAATTGACCCCGGTTGGGAGTCCCAAGCCACAGTTGACCTTTAGCGCCGGTGTCAGTGTGGGTGCGAAAAAGCTGCCACGTTCTTTGTCGGAACTATAACAACAAACTTGTCGGAAACCTGGCGGAATTACGAGAAAGTAATGTCGCCGAACTACTCGCCGCTCGCGCCGCCGCTCGCGCCGCCGCTGCCCTCTTGACACTCGTGGTGGCCCGGTAGGATACTCCCATATTGCCCCCGCCCGCGAGAGCCGCCCATGTCAGCTTTCAGTACTGGTGATGTAATCGAGAAGCTGAGTTACACCCACGACGCGCTTGTGGACTTGCTGATTGAGAATCCAGCCGCGACCCAACGTGAGATAGCACGTTACTTTGGATACACTGAGGGGTGGGTGAGCCAGATTATTCGTTGTGATGTCATAAGGGAGAAATTGGCGGAGCGAAGTAAGGAACTGCTTGATCCGACAATATTGATGGGGATTGAGAGGAGGTTTGAGGCGCTTGCTCACCGTTCGGTTGACATCTTGATGGACCAACTGGACGTGAGAGGGAATCTGGAAGTGGCACTGAAGGCGCTCGAAATAACCTCGCGGTCACTGGGATATGGCGCGAAAGCGCCGGGAGTGCAGATCAACCAGCAATTTGTCGTGGCGATGCCATTGAAGGAGGCCAACAGTGGCGAGTGGGCGGAGAAACACAAGCCGCAGTCTCTCTTTATGGTGGGGGCGCTCCCTGTGATCACAGTTGATACAATGATTGATGGCTGAACTTCTGAACAGCAATCGACTTGCGGGATTGCGAGCTGTGAGTCGAGCCGTAGCTGAGCCGCGAGACTCGCTCTGGGCCGCATTGCAAAGTGCCCTACCAACTCCAGTAAAACTTTACATAGACTCTGTGTTGGCCGGTAAAAAGGGACTGATTACAGAGGCAGACTTCTCAGAAGCTGAACTTCGAGCGATTAAGGAGTTGGCATCTGCTGGAAGCGGAGGCGCGGTCAACTACTCGACTTACGATAAGGTTGGTGGTGAGGTAGGGATGACAGGACTTATGACTCCAAAGGGGAGAGTTGCAAACTCGTTGGGCCAGTTCAACTATGCAGTGGACCCAGAAGGGATGACAGTTACCGATCAATACGACTTTAATTCGATTTACAAGGATCAGTCTGTCTGGCACAACATTGCGGCGGCACTTGGAACAGCTGGACTCTCACCACTACACCTGCTTGGTGAGCGTCTGTTGCCGCCGGGCCAAGGGCGGCCAGTCAACATCCGCTTGCAATCTCGATTCCCGAACGAATGAGTTCGCCACAAGTCATCTGGCAGCCTCAGCCAGGTCCCCAAACCGCCCTCATCGCGTGTCCGACCTTCGAAGTCTTCTACGGCGGCGCCAGGGGTGGTGGGAAGACAGAAGGTAGCATTGGTGATTGGCTTGAGCACAGCGGCAAGTATGGTGAAAACGCCACTGGTGTGTTCTTCCGCCGGACACTTAAGCAGCTCGAAGAGGTTGTCGCCCGTACGCAGGAACTCTACTCCAAGATTGGTGCGAAGTTTAATGAGCAAAAGGCTACCTGGACCATGCCAGGCGGCGGCCGACTCAAGTTCCGCTACCTCGAACGAGATCGTGATGCACAGGAGTACCAGGGCCATTCCTACACAAGAGTATATGTCGAAGAAGCCACCAATTTCCCCTCTGCCGCGCCTATTAATCTGCTGCGTGGAACCCTTAGATCGGCCTCGGGAGTACCTGTTGGAATGCGACTCACAGGTAATCCAGGAGGTCCTGGTCACCATTGGGTTAAGGCTCGTTATATTACCCCGGACCAGAGGGGTTACAGAGTTATCAAAGAAGATTTTCTCGGGCTCAATGGAGAGACGCTAACGTTGGAGCGAGTGTTCATCCCGAGCAAGCTCAATGACAACTTACTGCTGCAAAAGAACGATCCATTTTATGTTGCAAGGTTGCGCCAAGCGGGTAGCGAGGCCCTCGTTCGTGCGTGGTTGGAAGGAAATTGGGATCTGGTGGATGGGGCCTTTTTCGATTGCTGGAATCCAGCGATTCATGTCTTGCCGAATAGCTGGTTGCACCGTATTCCTGGCTACGCTTTACGGTTCCGAGCATTCGACTGGGGCTATGCTAAGCCGTTTGTTTGTGGGTGGTATGCGGTAAGTGATGGAACTTGGGGACTACCGGAGGAGGCCCTTGTCAAATATCGTGAATGGTATGGGACGACTGGGAAGCCGAACGAAGGGTGCCGCCTTACCGCGGATATTGTGGCACAAGGTATCCGTGCTAGAGAGCTGGTGCCGAATCCTGATAAGCGAGACGTGGACCATCCTCTTATTGAGGAGCAGCTCGCCTACGGGGCCGCCGATCCCTCGATCTTCATCCGCGACGGCGGCCCAAGCCTTATGGAGACGATGGCTGCTAATGGGGTCAGCTGGCGTCGTGCTGACAATAAGCGCGTTCCTGGTTGGGCTGAAATGCGGCGTCGTCTTGTCGGCGATAAGGGCCGCCCCCTCTTGTACTTCCTCGCCTGCTGTGATGACAGTATCCGCACAATCCCCACCTTGCAGGTTGATGAAACCGATCCAGAGGATTTGGATACCGAAGCCGAAGACCATGCTGCAGACGAGACTCGTTACGCTTGCATGAGCCGCCCATGGACGGAGTTCAAGCCGGAAGATGAGACAGTCATCCACTTCCCAAAAACCCCAAATGAAATGACAATAGACGAGTTAATTGCGAGGCAGCGCAGCCGCCGCCTCCTTCGTGAACAGGACGCAGCTTGAGAGGCCAACATGCAGAAATATCTTCTCCCCACTTACGACAATGCAGTTGTTAACACGCCCAGCGACACAACCCAGGTCAACTACGCCGCATTCTTTTGCGGCGTAACTGGTGCGATTGCGTTCCAGAACGTGCTTGGGACGACGATTACGCTGGCGGCAGTACCAGCCTATACTGTAATTCCAGTCTCCGCCGTTCGCATTATGGCAACAGGTACCGCAGCAACTAACATTATCGGCTTGAGCTGATGTACATTGAGGTTCGCCTCGTTGGTGAAATGAGTGAGTGGGCGCTGCGAATCAGTGTCCTTGCGTGGGTGATATGTGATGCCGCCTTAATGATGGCCTTAGCCGGTCTGATCTGGAAGCGAAGAAATGGGGCATGTAAGTGTTGAACAAATTGTATCTGTTATCAGGTATCACCCGGATGGTGGCGGCTATGGGAGCCCATATACATTTTCCTGCCTCATTACTCGATCCGGAGAGTACGGTTGGCTTTCTCTTGCCACAGGGGTATTTTCGGCCAAGATCTATCGAGGGATTTACTCCGAGCTGGTCAAGCTTGGAATCACCAGGGTTCGCTTTGAGCGTCGTATTCGCGGCAAGAGGCGTACAAGGACAATAACATGAGTGATCCGTTCAAGGATGTAGCTGCTGTCAGTGAGGGTGAGCCATCACCAGAAATACTGTTCTGGACGAAGGAGATTGAATTTGCGAAGAAAAGAGAGACTGACTTCCGTCGGGACGCGGAGCGGGTTATTAAACTGTACGAGGCACAGAAGAGTGAAGCGAACAGTTTTAATATCTTGTATGCCAACACGGAGACTCTACTCCCCGCCACCTACAACAAGACACCCAGGCCAATGGTGGAGCGCCGCTTCAAGGACGCCGACCCAATGGGTCTTCAAGCCGCGACAGTCCTTGAACGAACACTTGGCTACCTAATTGACTCCCCTGATGCGGAGTACGAGTCCTATGACGCTCTCTTTCGGCAGGCGACTCTTGCTGCGCTCGTACCTGGACGTGGCGTCATCTGGTACGCCTACGATCCCAAAATCGAAGGTGCTGAGGCTGCCGTGGGCGACAGCGAGGAGGATGAGGACGAAGGAGCAGCGGCAGTTGCCAATCAACAAGAAAATACAGGGGAAGTGATACCACAGGCAACTGGAAAAGTGATTTGGGAGACCGTTTGTGGGGAGATGGTGCCTTACGACAAATTCCTTTGCGGGTATGGGCATCCCTGGAAGCATGTGCCCTGGGCCGCCCGCGAGCACGCGATGACGAAAGAGGACGCAGAGGCCAATTTCGGCAAGGAAGTAGCTCGTGATCTTGAATACCTGCAAGATTCCCAGGATGGGAAGAAAGAAGATCAAGGAACAGATGCGCTGAAGAATCAGGGGAGTTTGAAGACGGCTTGTGTGTATGAAATCTGGCATAAGCAGGAGAAGCAAGTTGTGTTTTTTGCGCCGTCGCTGAAGTCACGACTTTGTCGCACAATGGACGACCCGTATGGACTGACGGGCTTCTATCCTTGTGCGGAACCGCTACAATTCCTCAAGAAGCTGTCAACTGTGGTACCAACGCCAGTTTATCTGGCGTATGAGCCGCAAGCAAAGGAACTCAACTCCATCTCGCGACGGATCAACCGTATCATCAACGCGATGAAGGTCAGGGGCTTTTATGACGGTTCTGTGCAGGGGCTGAAAGAGCTACTGTCCGCGGACGACAATACGTTGATTCCAGCGAAGAATGTAGCGGCGATGAAGGACGGCGCTGGGAGCAACCTAGTCAATAGCGTCTGGTTCATGCCGCTTGAGATGCTGGTCGGCACTGTCAAGCAGCTTTATGTCGCTCGCCAAGAGTGCAAGAGTGTGATTTATGAGATTACTGGCATTGCCGACATCATGCGTGGCAATACTCAAGCATCAGAAACGGCGACCGCGCAAAACATCAAAGACAAATGGGGCAGCCTGCGCCTCCAGAATATGCAGGGGGCGGTGCAATTCTACATTCGGGACTGTCTGCGGATTGTCGCTGAACTTGCTGGTAACCATTTTGATCTGGCGACCTTCGCCGGCATGACCAATTTGGATTATGCGACTCCTCAAGACCTGCAACGCGCGGAGCAGCTAACTGCTGCTATCAACGCCGCGATGATGCAGCAGCCTCCGCCGCAACCCGGAGCGCCGCCACCTGCTCCCCCACCACAGCTTCAGCAAGCCATGCAGGAAGTCCAGGCAATTCAGGCGAAGCCGAAGTGGGAACCTGTTCTTGCGCTGTTGAAGGACAACCTGCAACGCGGATACAAGATAGATATCGAAACCAATTCAACACTTGCCAACACGAGTGCAGAAGATCAGGAAAACATCACCAAGGCAATGTCAGCGATTGGGGCGGCCCTGCAACAATTCGTCCCGGCTCTCCAGGTTGGTATGATGACAATGCCTGCGGTGAAGGAGATTCTGTTGTCAATGGCACGGAGGTTTGAGTTCGGGCGGCAGGTAGAGAATGCGATTACTGAGATGCCAGACCAACTACCTCCGCCGCCGCCAGACCCACGAGTCAACGCGGACTTGGAGAAGCAGAAGCAAGATATTGCCGGTCGTGAGGCCGCACTGCAGAAGGAACAGTTAGGACTACAAGAGAGGGAGGCGGCAATCGAGCTTAAAGTACAGGAAGTCTCTGGTGACATTGATGAGGCGAAATCGAAGCTTGACATCAAAACGAAGGAGGCGCTGAGCGCCCAGGAAGTGTCGCAGACGAAGTTTTTGCTTGAAGTTGAAAAGCGACTTAGCAGCCACGAAATGAAGATGCAGAAGGGAATTCAGCAGCAGAAAATGACGGCGGACAAGGCGGCGGCAAGCCGCGAGAAGGCCGTCTCGGCGCATAAAGAAGCTGGGGATAAAGTTATCCCGATGATCCAAGACTTGTCGAAGGCTCACCAGGATAGTACGCAGAAGTTGGTAGAGACACTGACAAAGGTGCTCGGGGCGCCGATTGAAATGACGAAGGACGCCAAGACCGGCTCGAAGACTGTTAGAAGAGTGCTGCAGTAATGACTGACGTTTTCCATGATAGAGTAAAGGAGAGCGGGACTGGCACGAGTGGGGCTATTACGCTCACGGGGGCCTTCCCACAGTATCAGTCGTTTGCTGCTGTTGGTAATGGGAATTCATGCCGCTACACGGTACTCGATGTCGACGGCGTGCAGTGGGGAAGCTTCGGCGGGGTATGGTCGACTGGTGGCAGCCTGTCGCGGGTGACGACGTACGAGTCTAGCAATGGGGTCGGAGTTGCGGTCACGTTTGGCGCTGGTTCACATACCGTATTTCTGACGCCGGATAGTACGAGCCTAGCGTTTGTCGAGAATGCGAACGTTTTCACTGGTGCAAGCAATCAGTTTTCGGTTGGGCAAGTCTATCAGGGGTCATTGGCTGGACAGACGGCAGTCGTAGCCGACTTATTTACCCCGTACGGGCCATCGGTCCCGACTTTTGTCGCGCAAGGGCAGGATGTTCCGACGTTCTATACGGCGCGCGGAGCAACGTCATCGGGGGCTCCGTGGACTGCGGGGCTGCTTTGTATTAATTCACGTGGCACTTTAGCGGCTCCAACTGCATTGCAGTCAGGGGATGATTTAGGCGAGATTGATTTCGCTGGCTACAACGGGACCAATTACGTCTATGGCGCCTCAATAATAGCAAAAGCTGGCGCGACTCCCGATACCGATGTCCAGCTCGCGCTAAATACGTTTGCTTCAGGCGGCGCGATTCAATACAGGGCTGCGCTGAAAAATGGCCTGTGGGGCCTTGGCGATAATACTGGAAGCGTTGCACCAACCTCTCCGGCAATCAAAGGCGGGGCAGCAGCAGCCACGTTAGCCGTCAGAACTTATAACGATGCGTCCGACGCTCCGCTGTCGGCATTGGGCCTGACGCTATCCGGCCTTACGGCATCTAATTGGGTGCTGACCGACGCGAGCAAGGTGCTGATCAGTAAGACGAATACACAGGCGACTGCGCTCCTCGACAACATGGTCGGGGACAGTGGGGCCGGTGGTACGAAGGGGCTCGTCCCCGCGCCTGCCGCAGGGGATGCGGCGGCTGGCAAGTTCCTGAAAGCCGATGGCTCGTGGGCCACAGCGGGGGCTGGCGGAGGCGCAACAACTGCGCTCGACAACCTCGCTTCGGTTGCGATCAACGCCGCGCTGGTGCTAGGCACCTCCGACGCCTTCGCGCTGGGCTCAGCCACGAAGCAATGGTCTGACCTGTTCCTGGCCGAGGGCGCGGTCATCAACTGGGACGGCGGGGACGCCACTATTACTCAGACGGCCAACGATATAACCGTGGCCGGAATCACTACGTTCGGAGTCGGGACAGGGACGGCGGTTGGGCTCGGCACGGTCGAGCTTGGTCATGCCACGGATACGACGCTGTCGCGGGTGAGCGCTGGCGTGCTGGCAGTCGAAGGCGTGAATGTCCTGTTAGCAAATCATTCGCCGGGCCCGCCCTGTGGCCGGCTGACGCTAACAACTGCCGTGCCGGTGACAACGGCGGATGTGACTGGCGCGACGACGATCTTTTACACGCCGTATGTCGGCAACACGATTCCGCTGTGGGATGGTACGCGCTGGGCGCTGACGATCTTCACAGAGGTCTCGCTCGCGCTCGGCACACTGACGAGCGGCTTGCCGTATGACGTGTTCGGCTTCCTCAATGCTGGGGCGCTCAATACGGAATTGCTGGCGTGGACCAATACCACGACGCGGGCCACAGCAATAACATTTCAAGACGGGATGCTATGCAAGTCAGGGGACCATACACGACTCTGGCTTGGCACCTTCTACACAACCGCGACGACGACGACGGAGGATAGCGTCACCAAGCGCTACGTTTGGAACATGTACAACCAAGTCCAGAGGCAATTGAAAAAATCAGATAACACTTCGCACACATACGGTAGCGCAACTACTCGCCAATGGAACAATACCGCGGCCGATAAAGTGGAGTTGGTGCTAGGCAACGCATTCACTGCAACCATTAATTTTTGGGGAAATCACCAATACTCAGCCGCCGGCAATGCCAATTCTGGTATCGGTGTCGATTCCACTACAGTTTCTGAAACTGCTGACCTTGGTACATATTTTGGGGGGCTTACTGTTGTTTCTGCTAGCGCCATCAATTCCGTCGCGCTCGTAGCCGGTTATCACTATATTGCGATGCTAGAGCAAGCTGGCGGCGCGACGAACCAGCTATTTAATAGTGCCCTTTTGAGTTTCACGGTGCCGATGTGATTACCTTGAACAATCTTTCTCGATTGCATGCTGCGCTGCGAAGCGCAGGGGTGCTGGTCGACGGGGTGGATATTACGGGGAGCGTAACTCCCACCAACCTGCAAACGGCGGCGCAGCCAATCATTGATGCGTTCGATGGTTCGGCATCGGCCGGGGCAACGTACGCGGCTCAGCAAGAGAAGGCCAACGCGACCTCCGGCATCGACAACGGGCAATTGCAGGTAGGCGACAAACAGGAGCGGTTGATTCGTGCTCTGGCGTTAGTGGTGCTCGATGAGATCAATATCTTGCGCGCGGCGTCAGTGCCGACCTTGACCGCGCGGACCACAGCGCAACTGGTGAGCGCGATCAAGGCCAAGATCGCAGCGACGGATGAGTAAATGCTTGGCTTCGACTCACTTTGCTCGATTCCACTTGCCTCTCTTCCAGATGCTGGGTCTAAAGATGTACTCTTGGGGCAAGCATGTTTATAGAAGGTTCTAATGCTGATTATTACTGATGGCTTGCCCCGGGGGCTGGGCTATTACGAGATAGATCAACGCGCGACGCATGCGCCTGGTGTACAGCGACATTTCGAGGCTGATACCTATACCTGTACTCATTGCAACGCAGTGGTGGTACTCAACCCAAGTCGTGTTCGTGAGCGTTACAAGTGCAATGGCTGTGCGCATCATATCTGTGATAATTGTGCAGCTAAGCGTTATGCTGGAGAGCCTTGCAAAACGATGCAGCAAGTTGTTGGTGAAATCCTGGATGCGGCGATGCGGCAACCCGACAATCCTTCCCTTATTTTGCCGTGATAGGAGACAGTAATGGCACGTTACAATGCAGGTTGGAGCGCGATCACTTGTACTGCTGTGGCGGATACAGTAGCAACGGCAGCGGGTACGGCCCCCGGTTCCCTGCGCTCAGGTGCGGCGGCGCTGGTGTGCAAAATCAACGAGGTCTACGTTGGAGGAGAGGATACAGCGTCAACTCCGACGCAAATGATCTTGGCACGTACCTCGACTATATCAGTCGGTGCGCTATCAGTAGGTACTCTGGCGGTGTCAGATGCACAGGCCACTGCTCCTGGCACGTTGCCTTCGTGGGGCAGTACAGCAGCAACGACATTCCCACAGCGCAGCGCGACGTTATACCTATTGCAGTTGTCTCTTAACACCTTCGGCGGCATTGCGCGTTGGCAAGCTCGCTATGGTGAGGAAATTTCACTGGTGGGCACTACTGCATCACTGGGCGAGGTTGGACTGTCCTCGAAGGTTGGTGCAGGCAAAAGTTCCGGGCATGTGATTTTTGAAGTGGTTTAGCCGCTGTTCGGTGGCGATGCCACTGGGGCGAGGAGCACGTTAGATGGCTCTTTCTGTTCGCACAACAGTTGCGGGTGGCGGCACGTCTGGCACTGGCAACCGAACAGTCACTATCACGCCTGCGGTTGGCGATCTCTTCGTAGTCTTCTGCAATGTCTCGGTCAACACCAACGGAACACCGACCTGTTCCGACGGTAACGGAGGAACCTACTCACTACTTAAGTCTGTGGGTTATAACTCGTCGGCGAATACAGCGTCATTCTTTGTCCGGAATACGCTGTTAATAAATACTACGTCGACTGTTATTACAGTCGAGACCGGCAGCAATACATCTGGCTCGGTTGTGGTGTACGCGCTCTCGGGATCGTCGCGTACTGGACAAGATGCGATAGTTCAGACTGCGAGCCAATCGAATCAAGCGGCTGGAACTACACCAGCTCCCACGTTCTTTGCGGCGGCGCAAACCAGCAACATGACGCTGGGCGGGATCAACAATCTGTCCAATCCGGCGGCGCTGACCCCGCCCACTAGCTGGACCGAAGATCAGGACGTTGGACAAGCGACCCCAGCGGAAGGACTGGAAACTGTATCGCGAGCGAGTGGGTTTACTGGCACGACGATTACCTGGGGTGGTACATCACCGACGGCTTTTGCCTCATTAATCTGCGAGATTAATGCGTCAGCTACCCCACCAAGAAAGCCGAACTTAAGCGGGACCGTCATACGTTCGGCACCCGTGGTTTCGGTGCTGCCGCTGGCCAATTTACTACTGACGACGTTAGCGGTAGTAGTAGCTGTGTTGCCGCCAGGGGAATCGACTGCAGTCTTCTCTGACCAGTACGCGCCACATCAGGTTGTTGCGACGCAGCCAGTCAATCTACTAACGTCGACACTGGCGGCAGCCGCAGCGGGGCCATTGCCACCTGGCAAGGCCGTAACAGCTGCGGTCCAATACACACATCAAGTTGTTGCAGCACAACAGGCGAATCTACTAACCAGCACCCTCGCGGCAGGGGTGGTTGAAGCTCCTCCTGGTAAGATTGCGTCAATTACCATTCAACCAGTACGCCAGGTGGCGGCCGCGCAACAGGCCAACTTACTTACAAGTACTTTGGCCGCAGTAGAGGTATTACCCCCTGGTAAGACAGCGCAGATTACCGCCCAACCCTGGCCACAGGTAGTTGCTCTGTCTTCGCTTAATCTGCTAACTTCTACGCTGGCAGTAGTAACGCCGCCCGATACCAGCATTCTACGAAGGCCAACTTATCAGCAAGCAAAAACGTGGCCAGCGGTTACTGCCCCGGCAATACAGAACCTGCTAACGACAACACTTAGCCAAGTTGTTGTTGCTCCCTTCGTCCCTAGTCCGCACCTTGCAATTGCGAAGAATACTTGGCTGCCAGCTAACACGACGGCCGGAACGCCCAAGCCACTGATAGCTGATGCACAACTACCATTCACGAATCCACAGCCGCCAGTACTGAATCGCATTCAGCCAGTAGTCGACACATCGAGGGGCACACCAGAGACACTACTACCAATAGTTGCTATTCCGCTGCCGCCAGGACAGACAGTGTTGCTGTCTCCACAAAAATCTCAATGGCAACCAGCAGATTCATCGGAGGGTGCGTATGGGTTGATCTTTCCTCCTGTGCCGCCAGAACCACCTACTGGGGGCGGCGGCGGCAATTTCGCTCAAGGTGGCGGCAAGCGTCATCTTCCATGCTTGGATGAGCTGGATGTTTTCTGCTGCCTTGAGAACCGTAAGCCAGGACAGTCAATTATTGACTGCTTGCGGGAGATGGATGCACCAGTAGAGACGGTTCAAGAAATCTTTGTTGCAGCGAGGGTTGAGATTGAGAGCCTTCGGCTAACGGTGGCTAGTAGAAAGAGCCGCGAGTTCAAGAGTGAATTCAAGGCCCTGCAACAGGAGCTTGCTGCTGTTCGAAGCTTGTGGGAGGATAAGGCTGCTGACATCAAGCGGCGGCGCGAGGAAGATGAAGAGGACGATGATGACTTCCTTTACATGGCTGGGATGCTCTAGGAGGGGACATGAAGAAGACGAAGTATTACCTAAAAGCGAGAAGTGCTATTACAGGCCGATTTGTGTCGCTGGCCTATGCTAAGTCTCATAGGTCTGTAACGGTTGTTTATCGAGTGCGGCGGCTGTAGGCTTGCATTAACTATTCATTGCTTATATCATCTCGCCCATGCCTGTTTACGAATACATATGCGAGGCCGGTCATGAGTTCGAGCGGATTCTTCCCGCGAGGGAGTATTTGTTGCCGCAACGCTGCGAGTGTGGACAAACGGGGAAGAAGGTTATCCTCCATGCACCGCGGGTATTCTCCGACTATGAAGGATATGAATCGCCTGGAACTGGAAAGTGGGTTGAAGGACGAGTGGCCAGAGAACGAGACTTGCGGGAGTGCGGGTGCCGCCCATATGAAGCAGGAGAGCGGGAAGCAGCGGTGAGAGTTCAGCGAGAGAGTGAACGCCAACTTGATAAGGTTGTGGACCAGGTTGTTGAGCAGACCTTGGCTGACATAACCGCATAAAAGGAATAGCAATGGCAGAGCAGCAGCTTATTGGTGGTGAACAGGAAGTTTCGACTCCTGTCGGTATGGATATGGATGCAGCGCTTGCCGACATTGCGAGTGCAATTGGTGCAAAACCGGACGAATTACAGGAAAGTAATTCGTCCGAGGAAACCGGCGATCACGAAGACAAGGCACTGGAGACTGAAGCTACAGAAGTCAAAAAAGCTGAACCGGAAAAAGCTGCGGCAAACTCGGCCGATATTGCCCCGGATACTTGGCGCAAGGAAGCCAAAGAAGCTTGGGCCGGGGTGCCGCCGGTCGTCAAAGAGGAAATGCGGAAGCGCGAGTCTGACATCGCCAGCTATGTGGAGCGAGTCAAGCAACCTATTGCCGTCGGTGAGAAATTGACGGAGATGATTCGGCCTTACCTGCCGATGTTTCAGAAGACCGGAGTAGACCCTTGGCACAACATCGGCGCAATGTTGCAGGCGCAAGAGAGGCTCTTGTTCGGCAGCCCTGAAGAAAAGCTCGCGATGTTTGGGGCGCTTGCCCAGCAAGCCGGGATCAAGTTCGAGGCGGGGCAGCTATCCGCGCCTCCCGACGCCCACGCAGCTCATGTTCGCCGACTAGAAGAACGCCTTGCGCAGCTCGAAGGCGGCGTTAACCAAGTTACATCAACCGTTCAAGAGGCTCGTCAGAAAGAGCTGATGGACAATGTAGCAACCTTCGCGCAGGACCCAGCCCACCCCCATTTCTACGCTGTGACCGATAAGATTTCACATCTGATTCGGACTGGAGCCGTGGGCAACCTACAAGAAGCGTATGAACTGGCCACGATGGCAGATCCCGTCATTCGTCAGAAGGTGCTGGAAGAGCAAGCGGGGCGACTCGCTACGACTAAAGCTGCTGATGAAGCTGCCCGCCTCAAGAAGGCTCGCGCGGCGGGGAAAGTACTGGTGCGCTCGACGCAATCTGGTAAGGCAGCGCAGCCTCCTGGTAGCATTGATGACACCCTTGAAGAAACCTTGGCCGCGATAAGAGCGCGGTAACATTTAAGGAGTTGCCAGAATGGCTTCCCCAAATGCAACATTTACGGAACTGGTCAGTACGACATTCCGCAAGCATGGCAAGACATTCATCGACAATGTGTCGAAGAATAATGCCTTACTCGCATATCTCATGCGGAATAACCAAATCGAGACGATTGACGGCGGGCTTACCATTGTCAAGCCACTTGATTACAACGCCAACAATACATATCAGCGGTATAGCGGCTATGACGTTCTGAACGTCAACGCGAGCGATGTGCTTACAAGCGCGGAGTTCCAGTGGCGGCAAATCGCGATTAATGTTGTGGCAAGTGGCCTTGAAATGCGAATTAATAAGGGTGATAGCAGGATTATTGCCCTCGTCAAATCTCGCATAAAGAATGCCATCCGCACATTTAAGAATAATTTCTCGGTTGACCTCTACAGTGATGGTACGCTGTCGAATCAAATTGGCGGATTGCAGGCAATTATTGCAGATGCTGGTACTGGGACTGTGGGCGGTATTAACTCGGCGACCTGGCCTTTCTGGCAGAACATTGTCCAGTCGGCTGCGGCACCCCTTCAGGGTGGCGGCGCTATCACACCGAGCGCGACCACGATTGAGAGCTTAATGCTCCCGTTGTGGCTGGCACTCACCCGTGGTGACGACATGCCAAACTTGGTCGTGGCGTCAAACGACTACTTCACGTTCTTCGAGCAATCGCAGACGAGCTTGAAGCGGTACAATGACACGCAGAAGGGGGCGGCAGGTTTTGTCGCGCTGAAGTATAAGAAAGCCGACGTAATCTTCGATGGGGGCTCTGGAATTCCAACTGCCCACATGTACTTCATTAACACTGACTACTTGGACATCGTGGTCCATGAAGATGCCAATATGACAGTGCTCGATGAAGTAAAGCCCTATAACCAAGATGCTGCAGTCGTTCCGGTTCTCTGGATGGGGAATATGACCGTCTCGAACCGCTCACTGCAAGGCGTCGCCAAGGCATAAGGAGCTAGATATGTTTGCACCTCTTTTCCCGATCACAGGGCAACAGCCCTTCAATGATTGGTTCACGCCTGACACAACGCAGCGGATGGTGTTGGGCAACCGTGTGCTTGCTGTAGACCCATTCTGGGGCTTTGGTGAGTTCTTGTATGTACTGTCGGCGGACGCGATTTTGAAAGGGTCACTGGTAATGTGGGATGAAAACCATAGTGCCGCCCTCCTGCCATCAACAACGCTGCAAGGCTTTCCTTTCGGTGTCGCAATGGCCCCGATGGCGAACGGCGTATATGGGTGGCTGCAGATCGCTGGGACGACTGTCTACAAGACTAACGCAACTGTGGCGGCGGATGTTAGCGTCGCTGTGGCGGCGGCTGGTATTGCGGGCACTCTGGCGACCGGCAAGCAACTGGTTGGTGTGCGTAATCGTCGGTCAGCGACCGCGACGAAGACTGTTACTGCTGGTACTCAAACCGGCAACGGTATCCTGACCACGACTGGCTATGATGGATTCTTCCTCGGCATGGCACTCTCTGGGACTGGTATTCCTGCGTCGACGGTGGTAGCAGCGCTCAGTTCAGATGGCCGCACCATCTACACTGGTTCAGCGATTGGCACCCTTGGTGATAAGAACTCGACAGCGACTGGTAGTATCACGCTGACCGGGACTTACACTGGCTACGGTGCCGGAGTGCTCAATCATCCGTTCGCGCAAGGCGCCATCACGTAATTGGCCAAAGTGGCCGAGGCCCTCAGATTTCTGGACCGGATTCCAGCTGAGGGCCTCTTTTCCAACTATAAAAGGGCTATATGAACAACGGACTTGGATACAATAGCAGCTCTGTAATGATGGCGAATCCGCCATATACGCAGTTTGAAGTTCGCGCGATTGAGAAAAGGAAGACGGCTGAAGAGGGCGGCACAGTATTCTATGTAGATACTGATTATGTGTTGGTTACTAGCCATGGGTCAAAGGACACAACGGAGAAGGTAGTTGGTGAGTGGTTTGACTACTTGAAGGAACAAGCGCGGCAGGGCCGCTTTCCCCAGCAATGGCTTGATGCCTTCAAGGCACGATATGCGGCGTGGAAAGCGGATCAAGAGCCGCCAGTCGAAGGAACAGCGATAACGAATTGGCCAGCTATTAGTCCTGCGGAGGCAAAGCTCTGTAAACAACTTGGGATTCGTGCTGTGGAGGATCTGGCGCTGGCGAATGAAGAGCTAATCGGACGGCTGGGTATGGGTGGTCGTAGCCTTTGTGCCAGGGCGAAGGATTGGGTCACAAGCAAGGATGGCACGGCGCCGTTGATTGCACAACTTGATGCTTCAAGACAGTCTCAATTGGGGCTGGAACAGCAAGTAAAGGATCTACGAGAGGCTATAAGAGCATTGCAGGTCCAGTCGACCCAAAAAGTGATTCTGGAACAGCACCCAATGGAGCCGCTAGAAGATAGACTGGAGCGGGCGAGAGTTGTTTCGGAGGTTAATGAGGATAAAGCAATCAACGAAGCGATCGCGGAGGCGTAAATGGCGGCGCAAACGCTGCTGCAGATAGTTCAGGAGTTTTGTAAGCGGCGTGCTTTGCCGATTCCGATTAGTGTCACGGGGGCACAGAACGACGGCGTGCTCCAGATGTGGGGACTGCTAAATGAAGGGATTAGTGATATTGCTGATCGCTTTGAGTGGCAGATGCTTCGCACGAGGTATACTTTTGCCCACGCCAATTCGACTGCATATGCAGCACTTGACCTGAGCGAAGATGGACCAGTTCCTGACTGCAAGGCCATCCTCAATCGTACGCTGTGGGATACGCTGGGCCGCCGCGAAGTCTATGGTCCCTTCGATCCGAAGAGTTGGGAGACACTACTCAACCTTCAGGTGTCACAAGCTGTCTATAATTTTACTATCTATGGCAGCCAGCTTCGCATCTACCCAGTCCCAAGTCCCATCACTGCGGACCAGTTTGCATTAGAGTATATCTCTAGTTACGGTGCTTACAATCCAGCTACTCCCGGCAACACGTTGTTCTTTGAGACTGACTCCTCGACTTGTCGGTTGCCATCATCGCTGATCCTTCAAGACCTCAAGTGGCGGTGGAATCAAGCAAAGGGGTTGGCATATGCGGAAGATTTTCGTATCTGCGAGGATATGATGCTCAATCTCCAGGCCCGCGATCCAGCTCCTGATATTGATATGGGTACTGATGGATGGAATCAAGTGGCTGCACCAGGGCTACTTGTGGCAGCTGGGAGTTGGAACATCACATGAGAGTTGCACTACTTGATCCAACACCAAAACGGCGGGCTGGTATTGCTGGGACTGCAAACATTCCGGCTCCGACTGGCGGCTGGAATACCAGAGACTCACTCGCTGAGATGCCAGCTCTTGATGCAACAGTACTCGATAATTGGTTCCCGCGCAGTGGTCAGTGTCAACTTCGTGGGGGTTCCAGTGTGTTCGCGAGTGGCATGACAGGAACTATTAAAACTGTTATGCAGTATCAACCAGCAAGCGGCACAAAGAAGCTGTATGCGGTGACGAATTCTGGCATCTACGACGTAACGGCGGGCGGCGCAATTGGAGCAGCGGCGCAGGCTCTCACCAATGGCTACTTCAATTCCGTCAACTTTGCAAACTCGGCAGGAACAGCTTACCTTTGGGGCTGTAACGGGACGGATACACCAAAGTATTGGGACGGGGCTGCGTGGGCCACACCAACAATTACTGGAATTGCTACGCCCGCCAACTTAATTTGGCCTGTAGTGTTCAAGCACAGGATATTTGCTATTGAGAAGAACTCGATGAATCTTTGGTACCTGCCGATTGACGCCATTCAAGGCCTCGCGGCAGTACTCCCTTACGGCAATATACTGAAAGGGGGTGGACAGCTACAGTCCACGACGAGTTGGACTCTTGACGCGGGGGATGGTAGCGACGACTTGATTGCTGTCGTGTCGACGGAAGGTGAGTTAGCAATCTACAAGGGAATTGATCCGAGTAGTGCTAGCTCCTGGGAGTTGGTAGGGGTGTGGAGGACAGGGAAGCCAGTAGGCCGCCGCTGCTTTCAAAAACTTGGCGGCGATGTGGTGATCTTGACAGAGAATGGGGTATTTCCGCTGTCGCGGCTCCTGCGATCCGGCAACATCAATTATGCTTCAGCATTGAGCAATAAGATACAGTCTGCGTTCACTAGTGCTGTAAAGACAGTTGGGATTACAATTGAAGGGTGGGAAGCTACTGTCTACCCTCAATATGATGCTCTAATCACCAACATACCTGTCGGAGCAATGAGTCCCTCTGCTCAGTTCGTCATGAATACGACAATTGGGAGCTGGTGTAGCTTCTCTGGGTGGACAGCGTATTGCTTCCAAGTATATGAAGGGGTGCTCTACTTCGGCGGCGCTAGTGGCAACTTATACAAGGCGTGGGATGGGACGCTGGTATCGGACTCCGATATCGATATCACAGCGACAGTCAAGACCGCCTACAATTACTTCGGCTCGAAAACTCGACTGAAACTGGTTAATTTGTTCCGGTTGCTGTTGTTATTTGATGAAGCCATCGAAATTCGCTGGGGAGTGAGTCCAGACTATACAAATGTAGGCTTTAACTCACTTGACCTTCGGGGAAATAGCTTGATAGGCTCGGCCTGGGATACTTTCTACTGGAACACAACGTACTGGGCCGGGACTGCGGAGCGATTTAAGCTTTGGAGATCGGCAGCCCACTCTCCAGGATATGCACTGGCTTTGTGGTTGCAAGTTATAACAAATAGTGCTAATGTTGCTTGGTCTGGGACAGATTACATCCTTGCGGATGGAGGAGCGATATGAACCAACTTCCTTCAATCGTCGGGGCAAGAAGGTTACAGGTGTTGGAAGCAGAGATGTTAAAGCTTCCTCAAGTGGACTGTCCAGTGCAGCATTACTTTGTGGATGGCTTGTACACGAGGCAGATCTTTATTCCGGCTGGAACTCTGTTAGTAGGCTACATTCATACTCAGCCTTGTATTACAACCTTATCCAAGGGTAAAATCTTGATTGCTGATGGAGAAAGCCAAGTTGAGTTCGAGGCTCCAATGACCATGACTTGTGCAGCCGGGACGAAGAAGGCCGGCTATGCAATTGAGGACTCCATGTGGGCTGACACATACCTCAACCTAGACAATGAGCGAGATCCAGACAAGCTGAAGGCAAAGTTTACTATGGTAGAAGGAGAACTGAGATGAGTTGGGTAGCCACAGCAATTGCTGGAACAGGTGTTCTTGGAGCTTACCTTGGCAATAAGAATGCCAAGGGACAACAACAAGCTGTTGCCAATGCAACGACTGCTCAAGGAGAAAATAATCTTGATGTTGCGAAGCTGCAGTCGCTGTTAAACAACCCAAACACTGTTACTCCATTTGGCTCATCGCAGTATACAATGGGGGAAGATGGGCGGCCAGTTCTCACCCAAACGCTATCCCCTGCTGAACAAGAAAAGCTCAACAAGAGTAACAAGTTGGGAACTGGGGCTCTTGACATCCTGCAAGGCAATCTGCCTAATATCCAGGCCGCGCTAAGTGGTCCATTTGGAATGCAGGGAGCGGCGAAAACAGACTATGATCCTCGCTACGCACCGACTCGCGGCACCCCGACGGATCTGAGCTTCGCAGGAGCACCAGGAATGCCATCGGCGGATGCTCGTGTGCTGCAACAAGTCGAAGATGCGATGTATGGACAGGGGGCGCAGTATCTTGACCCGCAATACAAGCAAATAGAAAATGAGATGCGAGTGCGCCTTGCTAACCAAGGAATAGTTCCGGGTACTGAAGCTTACAACACTGAAATGGAGAATTTTGGCCTGCGGAAGCAGAAAGCGTATGGGGACCTTACGCAGTCATCCATCTTGGGTGGTCAGTCGGCAATGAGTAACTTGTATGACCTTGCGATAAGGGGGCGACAACAGGGAGTTGGCGAGGCCACGACACAAGGGGAGTTCACTCAGAAGGGAGTTGGGCAACAAGCTCAGATCGCAAGTAATCAAGCAACTTTGGCGAATGCTGGCAGAGGGCAGAATTATAACGAGTACACAACAAACCGTACTATGCCCCTGAACATGTTCAATTCGCTGATGACGCAGGGACAAGTCAACGCGCCGACATTCCAACCGACACAACCAACCTCAATCCAGCCCGCGCCATTACTGGCTGGAGCCACAACTGGTGCGCAGATTGGTGCGGCGAATGCGAGCGCGAACGCAGGCCTGTGGGGACAGGGAGTAAACGCTCTGACACGACTTATAACTCCAACAAGTCCAGTTGCGCCGTCAGCTCAGTGGGGTTATAACAACCCCTTTGCGGGGCCATAATGATTAACAATGTTAACTTGATGAAGCCGAATCCGGCGCAGCCGGTTGACCTGCAAACGCAGCAGATGCTGCTTGCGCAACAATCCGCGATTGCACAGGCTTTGATTGCGAAGTCAATGGAGGATAGTTCACCTATTATTCACACTGGTGGTGGTAATCCATTCGCCAGAGATATACCCAACTTTCAAGACCCGGTTGCAAGGGTTACCCAAGCCATGATGGGAGCTCGGCAGAGGGATGAGGCGAACAGGGGACAGGCGGCACTGAATGAGGAGTTACAAAGGCGATCAACAGGAGAACAACAATCAATTCTTGGGGCACGCTTTGGTCAACTGGAGCCACCGAACACTGCCGTCGATGACGAAGGCAACGTTAACCCACCTGTGCAAGGAAAAGGCAGCATCCTAAGAGCGCTTCAGCTTGCCACAAACGCCACTACACCTGCCGGAAAAGGAATGATGGCCGAGATGCTCAAGGGGTTACTCAGCAACGAAGAAGCATACAAAGGGATGCAGAACTTTGACCCAGCGACTGTGCAAAAGGCACTACAAACACAGGACTTGGGGGATGTGAAGCCAGCGGTTCAAGTTAAAGAATATGAAGGAGCCGCCCGTCCATATCAAGGTGGTGTTCCGATAGGCCCTGCTACAGCAATTAACACCTTCACCAATCCAGAGGTTAATCCAGTAACTGGCCTTCCATTATCAAAGTCAGAAGTGACCAATAAGCCAACAGCACTCACTGGCGGCAACGTAACACCAGCTCGCGCGAAGGACATTAAAGAGGCAGAAGCCACAATTGAGGAGCTGAAGAAAGGGATGGAGGGTTATCGTAAGGATGTTGCAACAATGTCAAACATCGCGCAGGCTGAATACGAGTTGTCAAAAGCCCCGGAGAACGCTCTTGGAATAGCTAGCTGGTTCAGGAACAATTTGAGTAAAGCCGCCGAGTTGATTGGGCTTGAAAAAACCGGGGCTGTTCCAACACTTGAAAAACTACATCAAGCTCTTGGTAACCTGACAATTGATAAGGTTCGCCTACTTGCACCAGTCTCTGACTCAGACTTCGCAAAGTTGCAGAATATTCTTGGTACTGAAAGTAACACGAAGCGAGCCCTTGAAGGCATGATGCAAATTATGGCAACAGCGACAGCTCGCAATATGGGACTGCACAGGGACTTTGTGCGGGCATCAGCTCAAGACCCCGAAATGACGAAGAATCCTGACGCCTTTCTACAAAAGTGGGCACCGGACTTCCGGATTGACCCAGTTCAGCATCCAGCAAGTGTTGATGTAGACCTCCGCAAGAAATATGGCATCCCTAATTAGCCGGGAGGAGATGCTGAAGGATCTTGCGGCGGCCGATGCCGCCGGAGACACTGTTGCAGCTGCGCATATCTCGAAGTTGCTTGGGGGGAAGCCGCCAATGACTTCTGGCGAGGTTGCCGCTGATGTTGCTGCCTCAATCCCAACAGGGATCACGGACGCGATTACCGGGTTTGCCGGCCTTCCTGGAGAGATTGGGAAGCTCATTAATAGTCCAGCCCATGGCTCCCCAGGAAGACTACCCACTGGTGAGGATATTCGGGACTTCTGGAGTAATTTGACTGGTGTCAAGATGCACCAACCGCAGACAGGGGCCGCTCGCTTTGCAAGATCGGCGGTAGAAGGTGGAACGAGCTTCATAAACCCACTAAACCCAACGAGTAAAGTTGGTCCAGCTTTCGGCGCCGCAATGGGAATCGGCGGTCAGCTTGGCGCGGAGGCAATGAAAGAGCAGCCAGACTATGGGCGGCTCTTGGGGCAATCGCCGCTTCTTGCCCTGGCGGCTTATCCCGCGTTGAAGTCGTCGCAACTTGCACGAGCGTTGGCGAAGTATTTGTCGACGATTGGAGGAGAGGGACTGGAGACAGGGGCTGCGAATGCCGTGAAGGCGGCAGAGGTCATTGGGAAGCCGGTTCTGGCAACTCAGGGACTCGAAGATGTTACACCACTTTCAGGTATTACTAGGGCTGTCGCAGCAGAACCTGGCGGCGCAAACATACAGTCAATCTTGAATGCTCAAGTTCCGGCAGGGGAAGCCGCGGCCCGCAAGTTCGTCGAGAATGTCTCGCCGCGAGGGTTTGATCAGCCAGACGCAAACGCGATTGTGGCGGCGGGGAAGGCCGGGACTTATGACCTGCCGAGACAATCAGTACAGCGAGCTACTGCACCCCTCTACACCGCGGCGGCGAAAGATAAGATGCAGCTGTTTGGACCAGAGGAAACACCAAGTATTCAATCTATTGTAGATGATCTTCTTGCCGCGAAGGATGCAAAAGGACTTGGGCTGTCGAAGAGTGGGAAAGCTGTTGATCGTGCAGTAAAAACCTTGGATATTGGGGAGCCGCCAACAGTAACAGCATTGGATACACTGGCACGAGAAGCTCGTACTTCAGCTAGCAACAGTTACAAAGTGGGCGCCGATGAGAAATCTGTGCTGGCTAGACAGGGAAATGAAGCTGTGGCTGACGTCATTAATGCTGCGACGAAAGCGCGCTCACCAGCGTTGGCTGGCGGCAAGATGGTGCACCAGACTGGGACGGAATGGGTAACGAATCCCACGCGAGAAGGTGCTCTCGGCAAGATGTTTCCAGAAGGGACGGCAAACGCCGAGACTTCTACTTTTGGGGCGTTAACTGGATCACTCGAAAAGATGAGTGCGGGTGACGTGAGGACGGTAGCAGAAGGCCTGCGTCGTACTGATCCCGGCGCGTTTGGTAACTTGGTCAAGAAGTCCTTCGCAGACAAGATTGATGCGGTGTCGAAAGACGTTGCGGGGCGCCGCCCGGACCAGATGCTTAGTGAGATTCCGAGCGCGCTTCGCGGCTCCGCAGCCAGCCAACAGCGAGCCAAGTTCGATGCGATGATCGAAGAAGTAGCGAAAGATGCGAAGGTGGACCCTGTCGCCGCGAGAGAGTCGGCGAATGAGCTGATGGACGCGATGCGAGTGATCGCGAGGGAGCAGGGCGGCAAGGGAGCAATCTCACAAGAGTTTGCTGAGTCTGGTAGCAATATGGCGACAAGGTTTTTCCGCTCGATGTCGTTGACCGCGCCGGGACGAGGACTTGGTTGGTGGCTTGAGAAAAGGAACTATCGCGGCGTGATTGAGGCGGTACAGGATGCGCTCACATCTCCAGAAGGTGTCAAGAAGCTTGTTGAGTTGTCGGAGTATAGCAGCAAGGCCCACAAGGTGAAAACCGTGGCGAGAGCGATTGCTGGTACGGCAGTGCAAAATCAGCCGCGATCTCCATATTAAACACGCGCTAATTACAGAAAAGTAATTTCGACAAGGAACTAGCATGGCCTTTAATGGCAGCGGCGTATTCAATCGTCTATACTCCTGGGCACAGGATGCGGCGAATGCAATTTTTGTTTCGTCAAGTCGCATGGACTCTGAAATGGATGGGATGGCGACTGGGCTGAGCACCTGCCTGACGAAAGACGGGCAATCAACGCCGACGGCCAATATTCCACTTGGCACTTTCAAGTTGACCGGCGTTGGTACTGGGTCTGGCGCGCAGGACGCTGCCGTTGTTGGGCAAGTAATGTTGCTCAATGGCACGCAGGCCATGTTGAAGACTTTACCTCTTACCGCGCTACTCGACAACGGAAACAGTGGTACATCAAAGACAATTGACTTAGGAGCCGCCCAGTACCAAAAGATGACAATGACAGGAAACTGTGCAATTACCCTCACGGCGCCGCTTGCTCCAGCAACCCTTCATCTCGACCTTACACAGGATGGGACAGGAAGTCGGACTTATACAACCTCCCCGGTGCTAAAATGGCCCACAAATGTGTCTGCTTCAGAAAAGTTATTGAGTACTGCTGCAAGTGCAAGGGACTTGTTAATCGTACGTTACAACGGTACAGATTACATTGCAAACCTGCTGAAAACTATTTCATGACACCATCTTATCGTTCGTCATCAACAGCGGCTGTTGCTAGTCCGCCACAGACGAGTTTAACAATCACGAAGCCGGCTGGAACAGCTGATGGAGATTATCTACTCTTCTGCCTTATCTGTATTGGGGGTGGGTTCCCTATAACAGTGACAACACTTGCTGGTTGGACACTGCTTAACTCAGCTAACAATAATGCGAATGAGGCCAACGCCACATACTACAAGTTGGCGTCAGGGGAAGGTGCCTCGTATACCTGGGCCTTTAACACAAATCCTGGGTATGCAATTGGGTATATGGCAGCTTTTTCGAGCGCTGCTGGGATAAGTGATAGTGCAAGTCGAGTAGGAGGATCAAACAGTTTATTGGTGTGTCCTTCTGTTAACGCCTTGACATCAGCTGATATGCTTGTCTGCTTTGCTGCTCAAGTAAATGTTAGTGGATCAACAATAACAGGACCAGCAGGGATGACAGACGTTGGGTATTATCGTGATACACCAAACGCGGAAATCATTGACCTTGCCTACATACAACTGGCTGTAGCGGGTGCAACTGGGACAAAGACTGCGACAGCTAGTATCGTGGCAGAGGATCTTGAGTTCTCTATTGCGCTAACTGGGACTCCAATTAAGAATACCCTTCTGTTAGGAAGTCTGTAATGCAAATTGGAGATGCCACATGAGCAGTCTTCATGATCTTTGGCTCTTCGCTTTAAGTCTTGCATCAACAGGCTTGGGCTGGTTCTTGCGAATGCTCTGGGAGCGACAATTGGAGGTAATCCATGACTTGCGAGATCTCGAGGTCAAGATGCTGCAAGAGTACGTCCCAAATACCAGGATGGATAAATTGACTGCGACGATATTTGAACGCTTTGATAGGTTCGAGTACAAGCTTGATACACTATTTGCTCCAGTAGATCGCCGCCGTGATTCAAGCAACTAAAGCACTGTTCCGCGTTGCGCTCACCGGCAGCCTTGCAGATATATATGTGCCACCTACACAGCCGCCAAATTTACAGGGTGTTATATGCTCGTTGTGGGTTACAAACATTAGTGGTGGTGCAGTAACAGCGACCTTGCGATGGGGCTCAGGCACATTAACCTCAGCCAACGCTCTCATGGAAGGGAAATCAGTGCCCGCAAACGACTACATTTTTGAAACCAGTGGAGACGAGGGTGCGGTAATTATTATTGCTGCAGGATCTCATTTGCAGGGACTCTGCAGCAGCTCAGGAAATATTATTGTCTCTGGGTTCGGACGAGAGATCTCATGACACGAGACGATTACTTTCAGGGCCGCGACAAACAGTTTCCTGTTGAGTGGACAGTTGACATCGAGGCAAATGCGCAGCAAACTGTGGCGAGAGTTAATGCGATGCTGGCGGCATTTGGGGAGCCGCGAGGAATTAATTCTGGGTGGCGGCCCCAAGCAATAAATGCTGCGACACCGGGGTCAGCAGTCCACTCTAAGCACATGACTGCACAGGCTTGTGATGTCGCTGATCCACATGGGGACCTGGATGAGTGGTGCTTGGACAACCAAGAGCTGCTAGCCTCAATTGGTCTATGGCTGGAGCACCCAGCTAGTACTAAGGGCTGGTGTCATGTACAGACAGTGCCGCCGAAAAGTGGCAACAGAGTCTTTTACCCGTAGGAGACTGAAATGGACGTAACTGGACTGATTCAACTTGTTATTGCCTTACTGATTCTTGGCTTACTCTTCTACGTTATTGTTTGGCTGATTGACTGGGTTGGGGTTGGAGAGCCCTTCAACAAGGTAATTAAGGCCTTTGTTGGAATTATCTTTATACTCTACTTGCTGGGAATTCTTGCTGGTGGAGTGCCGCCGCCTACCCACTACTTCTGGAGGCGTTAATGCCGTGGTCGCCAAAGCAGCATCGATTGTTCGAAGCCGCGGCTCACAGCCCAGCTGTTGCCAAGAAGGTGGGTATCCCTCAAGGGAAGGCGGCCCAAATGGCAAGCGAGGGAGTGAAAAAGGTGGCAGTAGCGATGCACAGCCGCGGGATGCGAAAGTAGCAAGAGAATGGTGGCTGCGAGAGGCAATCAATGATGGAGATGGACAGGCGGATATCGCGTACGTTGTTATTGGGGCACTTGCGATTTCTGCTATCACCGCTCAAGCCTTCATAATGGTTATGTCAGTGGTATCGTATGTTCGCTGTACTCGAATTGTAGATGTGGGGCAGAATGTGAGAGCCGCCGTAGCCTGTAGCTTTGACCCGTTGCCGCTTGGGCAAGCGTCAGGACTAATCTTTGCTGCGTTCGCTGCTTTGATTGGAGCGTTTGCAGGTTATATGGCGGCGACCCGACGACAATCGCGGCAAGCAGCTGCTGGCAAAGTGACCGCAACAGCTTCAGCTGGTGGGGCATGATGCCAACGTTGCTGCTTATTAAAGTTGGGGTTGTGCTGGTTCTGCTGGCGGCTGTCGCTTGGGGCGCGCACAGGTGGTTGGAATCTGTACGAGAAGAGGGGCGGCTGGAGATACGGCTGGAATGGGCAGAGGCTCTTGAGGCACAGAAAGTGCTTGAAGCAAAAAATGCTGAGGAAACCCGAACGAGATTACTGTCTCAGGAGGTCGATCGTGCAAAACAATTTGCGGCTTTACGGAATCGGAATAGGGCTCTTGAGTCTAAACTGGCTGTTGCTTGTGTTGATCCTACTCTTATTGCCGGGATGCGCGACTCAGTCCGTACCGCCAATCGCCAAAGCCCCGGAGGAACTACGCCAGATTCCACCGTTGCTGCCGGAACCCCCGACGGGAATCAAGTCAACAACTGGTTTGCCGACGTCACAGAGCTCTACACGAAGTGCCGTGACCAAGTAATTGCCTGGGTTGAGTGGGATAACAGACGAGTGGGGGCTAAATGATTACTTGGCTTATCATATTGGCTGTAGTCGGCGCTGTGCTGGCTGCTATTATTGGGGAGTTGTAATGACTGTGATAGCGACTTTCTGTGTTGGGATGTTGCTGGGAATGTGGGTTGGGAAGCATCCTGAAGACGCGAGGGCATATGGCGAAGCCGCAGCTGTACGGGCAAAACTGGCATTTCGGTGGGTTCTTAGAAGGTTCAAGAAAGACTCGCCTGCCGAGCCCCCCACCTAGGGTTGAAAACATTTTTGATTGGATACTGAAGGCTTGCGATAAGATACGCAAGGAACAGGAACCGGCGGCAAGGCCGCCAAAGCTAATTAGTAGGAGGCTGTGATGCGCTGGGACATGGGTAGTATGGTGCGGCCGACAAAGAACATTATGGATGCGCAGCAGCAACGAACAATCGCGGACCTGAGTGGGACAATGGCGCAGGCAGGGACTTCTGTAGGACCATCACAGTTTGGATCTGGGATTACACTGCCTGCAGCTTCACCATCGAGTCAAGCAATAGCAGGGTTTGCTAATCTAGCGCCGCAGGGTGGCGGGTGGGAAGGCGGCACCCAAGGATATCAGCCACCTACCCCACAGCAAGGGGGGCCACAACCTCTACCAACAGCTCCTACCCCACCACCCCCAAGTGGAATTGGCGTAGGCTATGACTTGTCACAACAGGCACAATCCCAGCTCCCCGGTGGCGATGCTTGGTGGGCCGCCGTTCGTGGCTCGGCGGAGCCTGGGGCTGGTAGTGTCGGCCCTCAGCCAATTGCTGGATCACCGGAAGCTTACGACGCGTACCAAAAGCAGATGGGATCATATCTTGATTACGCGAAAGGTCAAGGAATGGCAGACACCAGCGCGTACTCGAATAGGCTTGCATACCAAGGACCAAGTATGTATGGTGGAGGTGATCCTGCGGCAGCATATCAACAGTATATGGGTGAGCAGCAGCGGCAGCAACAAGTAGCAGCGGCTCTCGCAGCTCAAGGCGCTCCAAGCTGGTCCAATCCTACACCAGGGGGTCGGGCGCCTGGCTAATCAACCACATTGCGCCGCCGGCTCGCTGCTCGAGCCTCACTTGACCCGACCTGATACATCCCGCAAGCATGTCCTCGAACTCGCGGCTCGACGGGAAGTATGCGTGAATGAAACGGTAAGCCTCGATGTAGCTGACCTCGCTACGCTTGCTAAGATAGCCGAGAAAGCGATCTGTTTGCAGCGACATATCAGTCCTGCCGATCTTGCTGAACACTCCTGGCATATCAGCCTCAAGGTCAGTCATCATGGAGTTGGCTGTTTTGAGGTCATCCTCGCTGATGGTGAGATCATCGCGCTGAGACGCTGCGAGTATCATTGATAGCTTGTGGATGTGGGTCTGCTTGCGGGCGATGTAGCCACCGAAGCGATCATCGTCGAGACCCATAGGGCGATTCCTGTAGTGTCGCTCGTACCAAGCCTCGCCCCACGTAATAGCTTCTGGCGATAGCTTATATTCTCCCGCGATGTTGAAGCTAATATGCTCGAGGTCCTGCGCGAGCTTATCTTCTTGCTGGTGAAGGTCCTTAGGGACGTGCAAGCCGGGGTAGGCGACGTACTGGGCCTTCTCACTAGCGTAGACGAAGATACAGCGCGATGTGAACCCGCCGCCGATCATATACTCTGGGAAGTTTCCTGCGATCCATGCCGGAGTAGTACAAGCCACCATGTTGATCCAGGGGTTTTCAATGCGGTCATTTCCTGACATCTTTGTGCGCTTATCAAAAGCACCCTCTTTGCCATCCCATAACGACACAAGCAAATCCACCATTTCTTTGTCCTGTGGATTAAGTAAATTTCCGAATTCGGAACTCTCAATTGTGATCGCTGACATGACATTGTAGCTCCCGTTCAGCTCGTACATTTCGGTGGATTCAGCGAAGGCTCCGACGAGGGCCTGCCAGGTGACAACGTCGGGGCCGAACTTGATTCCAGGAACCCTTCGCAGAATACGCATGGCAACGGAGGCTGTAGTTGATTTGCTGACGATCCCCGGGGGTGCCACAAGGATGATATACATATTCGGGTGCCAACGGAAGTATGCCTGATCAATCCACACCTTCCGTCGCAGTGCTCCGGCAACCGCAGATACGCCCACCCAAAAATACATTCGACGAGGAGCTTCCCCGAACTTGGCATACTCACAGAATGCCTCCAGCCAGTCAGCATAATTGCGCGCCATCCATAGCTCCCACCCTTAATCCTTGTTATTTGCAGTCGCCCCAAGACGCCTCGGATGTTTTGATTCCCAAAGGTATCGTAAGGGGAATATTATAGGGAACAACAATAGTATTAGCAAGTTCGCGAATACGACTGATAGCCCAATTGCTATGAGCACTAAGGAATTGGCCAGCGAGAGAATCGTGGACTTGAAGTAGCACTTGAATGCTTGGCTCATTGTCATTGATAAGCTTCCATAAGCGGTTGATGTAGATAGCGACCGTAGACTGGGGTATCCATGCGACAGCTTCTGATGCTACACTGTCAAGGCGATCAAAGAAGGGACGGCGATAGCCGAAGCGATTGGTGACTGCGCGAGTCTGCTTGAGCTCGGAGAGGACTTGAATGTGCCAGCGTTGGATGCCTGGATGTGCCGCGAACCACGAGCGAGTGAACTTCTCAGCTTCATGTATACTGACACCAAGGGTAGTGGCCAGGGTTCTGGGCTGGCAGAGGTAGTTGACAGCGTGAACGCCTTCCTTAGTTTGATGACGCTTTGCATAGTAGCGTTCCTTGTGCTCGCGGCACTTGGGGTGAGACTCAAGGATCTCGTCGTCAGGGATGTCAATGTCGTGGATGACTCGCATGTTGAAAAGATGCATGTCCACACCGCGGCTCATCGCTTCGCGCAACGACTCATCATTAGCCTCTGCTACTACCACTTGGAGGTCGGCGCGATCTAGGTCGCAGTCGAAGAAAGTAAATCCTTCGTCTGGGACAAAAAGTCTTCTAACATTGGGCAGTTGTAACGCCTCAACATCATCTTTATCGTCCTTGCCCCCACGTGGGATGTTCTGTAGGTTGAGCCCTGAATCGAATGCATCTTGCGAAGAAGAGAGTCGGAACGTTTCAGTTCCCGCGATATTATACGAGCAACGGAGGCGCTGATCAATATCGAGCTTGGCTCCGATGAAGACGCTTCGGAAAACATTAAGTGTGCGATATTCTGCAATTCTTCTAACGAGGGGGCGGAGCAAGGGCTCTCGTTTGCCAATACGCTCCAGTGCGTCATCGTCGAGGGTAATACGCGGCGGCTGGCCTTTCTTCGCGCGAGTATAGATGGGAGGTTGTTTGAGGTCTTCATAAAATAACGCCTTCATCTGCTTGGGGGACTTGGGATTTAGAGGGTGTTCCAATACTGACAAAAACCATGCTTCGCGTACTTCAAGCTCTGATTGCAGGTCTTCAGCGAATGCTTTACGTCTGCTGAGATCCACCCGCACACCTCGCACCATCGCTTCGAGGACTGGCCAGAACATTTGCTGCTGGAAGTCGTGAGGCCCTCTAAGCCCAAGCTGATTAGTGGTTGATTGTATAGCTTCGTCACACTCGAAGGTGATGACACAGTCTTTGCAGTTGTAGGCCCATAGCTGTTCCTCTCCCGTGTTCTTATCCCAGGTTTTGCCTTCATCTTTCCAGTAGACGTGTTGCTCACAATACATGCTACTGAGGAAATCAAGTCCTTTTGGCATTCCTGCAAAGCAGCAATGATGTCCCAGCATTGTGTCACGAGCGAAGTTTGGCACGAAACCCCAGTGACGAAAAATGTACTGTGAATCATAGATGAAGTTTTGGCCAATGACTCTAGCATTTGTGTGGCAAAGAGCAGCTCGGAGCATCTTGACGATTGCGACTTCTTCCTCTTCTTGCCAGTATCCATTTTCGTTCTCCGTACACATAAAAGGGATGCAGAGGGCTCGAGACTTGTCAAGGGCAAGGCCAAGACATGCGATGTGGCCGGCCCTGGTCTCGATATCACACGAGATAGTAGTGGGTCCAGTATTGAGGAGGACAATGAGGTCTTTCAAGTGGTTAGAGACTTGATCGAAACTCGGCCGAATTACAAAAAAGTAATTTGTCCGAGGAACGTCCCGCGAGCCACTTTGCGCCCTGGCTCGCTTCAAGTCATGCACCGTAATCTGCCGCGAGGACCAATCTCGCAAGATGTAGGCTGGGTGGTAAGCTGGGATGACCTTGACCGCGCCCCCTGTTTGCAACAAGCTGCCACGCCAGCTTTTAATCCCCCACTTGCCAGTCAATGCCCAAAGCGCGGTGTTTCCGAAGGCGATAATTACATTCGGCCCGACCATACGGATCTCTTCGAGGAGCATCTTATATCCTGCCGCGATGTATGGATGGCACCACTTTCCATTCACACTGATCCAGCTTGGCTCGGGGCACTTCTTGTTCGGAGTTATCCACAGGTCGATGTTGTTGTCTGGTGGCCGCTCGCGGCAGACATTAGTGATGAAGCACTCATTGCGGCCGATACCCGCCTCGTGGAGCATTCGATTAAGCTCCTCGCCGGATTGACCGACAAAGGGCTCGCGGCGAAGCACTTCTTGCTCGCCAGGCGCCTCACCGACAATCATGATCCTGGCGTTTGTGGGACCAGTAGCGGGGACCATTATTCAGCCATTTCTTCGAGTCGCTTCACACACATCCCAAAATACCCAGGGTTCTGCTCAATCCCCGTCGCTATACACTTCAGTGAATGTGCAGCTGGGAAAATAGCTCCAGTGCCAGCAAAACAATCGAGAACAGCATCCCCAGGCCGACAAGAGCGAGCAAGCAGGTTAGAAAAGAGGGCAACCGGCTTCTGCGCGCCGTGACCCATTTGCTCATCGCCGAGGGTGGTGATAACGTCGGACTGGATGCTGTTAGTCTTTCTTCCTCCCCGAAAAGCAAATAGTATTGTTTCATACTGCCGTCTGGGTCCGTTGTCTGGAAGCGGCACACGCCCTGAGCCAGATTTGACGTTAATAAGAGGCGTTCGGAACACTTGCCAGGCTTGCTGACGAAATAAATCTCGAAGCCAGCTGAACTGGTCAATATCGCAGCAGAGGTACAGGGCAGCGGACGGCTTGGCCGCTCTGGATATAAGGGGGGCAACTTCAGATAAGAGGGATCGAAAACCATCTTCGGAATCCTTGTAGGCGTGAGTTATAGCGGTTAGCTTGCCGCCTGCGTCGCCAAATTCGTCGGCTGACATACCGTAAGGCGGGTCTGTGACGATGCAGTCGAAGGAGGCAGCAGGCAGCTCAGTGAGCCAAGCACGGCAATCCCCTTGAAGGGCGCTGTGTAGGTGCTTGCCGAAGGTAGCGCCGACCTCAATACTTCTCATCGCGAACGATGACAGTTCCTCCGCTCGCTTAAGAAGCTTGAACGCTTCCTTTTCATCCTTCGCTTTAGCCACGATCGGATTATCAAGATGTCTAGCCACGAGGAGCGACTGACGTGTGTCGCCTTGATAGCGGCCATCCCGACGGCCCGTAACCTCCTCCGCAAGATCAGCAACCGTATGCGCTGGGTTGAGAGCTTGCCGCAACTTGTGCAGAGCCGCCAACGCCTCGCAGCGTTCTTGCCATATAAGGTCTGTACGGTATATGTTTTCACTTAGCTCCGCGTCCATTCGTTCAATTGGGCCAAGCTCACCCATGTCGGCGACAGGGACAAAGCCAGGATCGAGGCGCTTGGACTCGAAGTAGAGGTCGGCGCCAAGTTCCCACATGTCACTGATTGCCCGGAGCCGTCGCTCCCCTGCGACGAGCCATGTCTTATCACCCTCACGACGAACGACGATTGGGTGCATCAGGCCGAGGCGCTCAATGGACTCTTGCAGCTCCATCAGCTTTTGTGGGTCGAACTCGCGGCGCTGACGGTTGGGGGAAATTGTGATGCTTGCGGCGGGGATAATCATTTCTGCTCCAGTTCTATTACTCTTTGTTCAAGGAAACGATTGCGGTGACGAAGAATTGCAACCTCAGCTGTAAGGGCTTCAACATCCTGTAACAACTTGCCTTTATAAGCGTCAGTCCTGCATCTCCCAGAGCAATACACTTGCCAATCCCTGGAGGGATGAAACACTTTTTCACAATGAGGACACTTCTTATCCGGAGTATCTTTGTCTTTTTTCATCTGCTTCCATCTCCGGATACGCTCGACTTCCAGCTGCGCTGCGGCTATCTCTTGGCGCGTGGCAGTGGTTAAGGTTGGCTTGTTATGCGTTTCAACGGGTTGCGCCATGTTGGGGTCCGTTCGCGTTCCACATGCAATAGGAACCCATTATAATGCATTAGAACGGTATCGGCAACCCCAATACTGGCCTAGCCGACCCGTTCCGATTCTCGACCGTGTTAAGACAACGACGCAACCGCCTTCACATCCGCGAAGATCTGCTCTCCGTCGATACGGTGCTTGACGCTCACTTTCGCTACTTGGCCTTGCAACATGCGGAAGCTGAATGGTTGACCGGCCTTGTTAAGGCGGACGGCTTCACGAAGCTTACCCAAGCCAACATTCATTCCCTTGCCAGTGTCGAGCCCGCCTTGTGCGTTCGTGTCGAGCATAATACCTTGGCGGACGAACACCTTGTCGCGACCGACGGCAGCTTTGACAGCTGAGTAGCTGCCGCCATCAATTTCCCAGTTGATGTCTAGGGCGAGGCCAGACTTTGTACCGTCCTTGGATGTCCACTGACGGATGACTGGTTCGCCAGCGATGGCAGCATACTCGCCTTCTGGACATGGCGTTGAGACTGTACTGTTTGCTTCGTTGATTGTTGCATCGAGGAAAGTGCTAGGATCGAATATACCCATGGCTGCTCTGCTCCTGCTATGAAGTACCCGTGGCGGACGGGCGGCCGTTACTTATCATCGTCGTCATCTTCAACTTGCTTTGGTTTCTTTTTCGCTGAAAGGATTTTTGCCCTGTCTCTAGAAGCGTCTAATGACCTGAAGAAGGCCGCAACCTCCTTCGACGTGCGGCAGACAACCATATACCCGCTTACTTGATGAGGATAAGCTGTCTGTTTAGCGTCCCACGAAACCACCCACCCATTTGAGGCTGGTTGTACCCTATAGCTGTCGACTGTTACAACTTGTGGATCTGCCATTTCAAACCTCCGAAGTGATTATACCGCCGTGGGCTTTCCAACTTTCAATCAACGGCCCAAAGTCGGGTGCAAGATTGTCCCGCAAGGGAAGGTTACGGTTCTTGAGGTCCGCGCCTGGTTCGACAGTTGTCCAACTAAACTTCGCACCGTCTTTCTTTGCATAAACGACGTCGCTGAAGAAGCGGGGAATCTTCGGCGCAAGCTTCTTGCCGAGTGTAGAGGCCATGATCTTTGCGCCGCCCTGTACTTCATCGACTTCCCTTTCCGCATGGGCCATCAAGACGAACGTGCATTGAGTGTCAGTGCATAGCTTCTGGATCAAGTTCTCAAGGCTGTTCATTGCTGAGCCCCATTCACCTTGGTGGGCAGTTGGCTTGCCGCCGATGACGTGACGCATGACCATAATGTTCACGCCAGAGAGGCTGTCAACTATAAGGGCCCTGTCCGTTCCCCATTTGCACACATCACCGTATTCTTTGCCGTCGCGATCACACCTAAAGTTGTTTAGTGCAGTGAGGAACTGGACGAACTGGATATATTTCCCCTTGCCTGGGTCTTTGAGGCCGGTTACAGCGTCGTGTTGGAGCGCTGTGACGCTTCTGGCGACGCTTATCAGGGACTCCCACTCGACACTTGCGGGTCGAATGTATTGCCAATGGAGCTTGTCGGCAGGGATGTCGCCAAGGACCTCGAATCCCGGCTCTGTGAACACACAGAAAGGGGTGATGCCGCAAGAGATCAGGGTCTTGATGGAAGTGGTCTTCCCAGCGCCGGATGCGCCTATGAGAAGGACGTTGGGGCCTGGCAAAGGGGATCGTGGCACGGGTATAGCTCCTTATATAGTTGTGAAACCCGAACGGATTACTTTATAGTAATTCGTGGGGAGCCAATCTCAGCCCTTATCGGCGTCGGTCAGGGTCACGACCTCGGACGGCGAGAGAAACATCAGTCCAGCAGCGCCCGGATCGCGGCGGCGCAATACC